CTTGTGTTTGTCATCCTCGCCGATGATGCGAACGGTACGCATCGTGTCGTAGGCGATGGGGATAAGCTGGTTGATCACGTCGCCCGCTTCGAGGATGGCGCTGTTCAGGTTGTCGTGGTAGATAACCGTCGCGGCATCGCCCTCGGCCTTGCGGGCGTTGATAGCCTTGCCGCTGACCTCGTTGGACTGGATGCCAAGGCTGGCGTCGTGCAGCCCGGTCGTGTCCTTGATGTCCTGCTGGTTCATCTGCGCTTCTTGCAGGAGCGCGGCAGGGATAGCAGCCGGGTCCACCCGCTGCGGCGGCGTGGAGGCGTTCTTGTTGAAGATGAGCAGCGGGTCGCCAGTCTTATGCGCGTCGCGGAAGGCTTCTTCGCGGCCCTCAACAGCATCGCTCGAGGCGATCCACTGTGCCTTCGGTGCGAGAGCGATGGTTTCGGCCGCGACGCTGCGCCAGTAGTTCTTCAGTCGCTGGCTATCCTTGGCATACCGGACCAGCCCAAATCGCACCCGGTCTTCACCGACGCGGATGGTGCGGCCCTCGACCCGGATGATGGGGAGCCGCAGCAGCGGGATTTCGTAAGCCTCGCCGAGAATGGCGAACCCGGTTATCAGGTGCATACGCGCGTAAGTGCGCGTCGACTTACGTATACGCGGCTTCTGCGTGTCGGGATCGAGCCACAGCTTGTCGAGATACTCGTCCGGGTTCTTGCTGGTAACGTCTTGGACACTGCCGTCCATGAACAGGGCGAACAGGGCGGGCTTGTCGATAAGTTCCCAGAATTCGGTGATGCGAACGACGTCATTGGTGAACCAGCCCTGCGTCATCATGGTGCTGTCGGTCAGTTCGGACGGCGCTGGCTTGTTCGGGTAGGCCCGATCATACAGCTTGCGCGGCATGGTGTCGGTGACGAAGCAGTGCTTCGCATCCCGCCCGGTGCAGTCGACCGACATGCGGTCCCAAACCACGGCCAGCGGGTTGGGAATGGGGCGGATGAAGATATCCTGATCGAAGACGTCGTTGGACGAGTACTCGAGATCGACGCGGAAGTTGCCGATGCCGCAAGTCACCTGATCTTCACACGCGGCGTCGTACACGCGGTCAGCGCGCGAGAACATTTCGATGCTCTTGATCAGGCCGCTGCGGGTGTCGGCCACTTCCTGCGTACCGTCGCGGAATGGGCGGACCTTAATGCTGGTCTTGTTCATGCGGCGGTCGCCGATGACTTGACCGACGAACTGTGGCAGCACGTTGATCGTCAGGCAGGGGCGGTTCAGCGCCTCGCGCCCAGCCTTGACCTTGGGGTCCCACTGTTCGCCAGCGGCGAACTTCAGGTCTTCCAGCGCCCACTCGCGGTTCCGCTTATCGTACGCCGCGTCGTCCTCATAGGTCTCGCGGGCGTAAGTAAGGAAGTCCTCGGCAGTCTTGTAGCCTTCCGGGACGTACTTATCCATCGGATCATTGCCGGTCTTGTCACTGGGAGTAGCGCCGGAGGCCGGGGCCGAGCGAATGTCATTTGCCATTTGTTTCGTCTCCGTCTGCTTCTATAGCGGCGCGGTTGAACTCAATGCGCTCGTTGATAATTTCCATCTCAGCCCGCAGCGACGCTACGTTCTGTTCGAACCCCGGCAAGGGAGTCCCGTCGTGCTTTGTACGGGCGCGGACACGCCGGGCCAGAATTTCGACGCGTCGTTCATGGTGCGTACTCATAGTCCCATCCATCCCGTGCTTGAGTAGTTCCTCTCGGGCGATCGACGCCGCTTTTCTTCTTTGACATAGACCGGCTCAGCGAATGTGAGGGCCACCGCGTCCCAAACGTCGGGTGAGCGGACGCCCCGCTTCCGCATGGACTCTTTCGACTCGAGCACAAGGCGCTGCGCGCTGTCGTACTTGTAGGTCGGGCCGACCGCATCGCTCTGGAACATGCTGTCGTCGGGCAGATCCACGCCCAGGGGGTCGTCCAGCCACTCCTTGGAGCGCATCCACATTTCGGCACGGCGATTTTTCGGCCCCGGCGTCTTCGTGCCGTCGTCCAAGATCAGCACGGGCTCCATCGGCTCGCCGCCGAAGTTCACGCCGCAGACAATTCGGTCGTACTTCTCGCCAAATGAGCAGAGCAGGTCGTAGATGCCGGCTCCAAGACCGCCCGCGTCCACGAAAACCCGCGCCGGGTCGTCTTGGTCGATGATTTGCTTGATCCTGTTGGCCCCTTGGACGATATCGATCTTGTCGATGGTCTCTTTCTTGAGGATTTTGCGGCCCTTGCGCCACACAATCGCGAAAAGGTCGTCCCCGAAGCGACTGGGGTCCACGCCGATGACCAGCGGACCCATCGGGTCGTCGATGGTGTTCTTCCGAGCGCGCAATACAGCGGTACTTTTGATGTAGCTGTCGTGCCCGGTGGCCTGGAATGCCTCTTCCGCAGTGGCCGGGTACTCCTGCATGAAGAGCATCGGGTCCTTGAGTTCAGCAATCTTGGCGCGTCGCCAGTTCATCTGCTCGTTATCAAGACCATGAAGGTGCGCGTACTCTGCCTCAGAAACTTCCTCACCCTGCATCTTGTCCGTGCGGAGATAAAAGCCTTCCGGGACTGCGCGCCGGTAGCCGGACTCCCAGTACCATGGGGAGAAAATAGCGATATAATCACCAATACCGGCCTCAGCCTGTTGCCATCTTTCATAGAACTCTCCTACGATGCCGTTGGCGGTGCTTTCGAGGATGATCTCGGTGCCGGGCAGGTCTGGAATGGCCTGACCGACGCCCGCGAAGTGGTCGGCCGCATTGGGCCAGAAGGCGACCTCGCTTCCGTGGAACAGCTGGACTGTCTTGGAGCGACCCACCGCCTTCTGGCCCGCAGTCGCGACTGAATACCCACTATCGAGGCGATCGAACAGGAGTTCCTTTGCGTTCGCAGCGCCCGTGTGCGGCTTCAGTGGCGAGTGTTCATGGTAGCGAGCGACCATGTTGAACAAGTTGTCGGTCGCAGCTTGCTCGTGCGTGAGAATGAACACGCCGACTCCGTGGTTCAGGCTGGCCCGGTGATAGAACCGTCCGCCGACATAGGTGCTGAAGCCCTGTTGCCGCGCCTTGAGGATTAGCGCCCGAACCTTGCCGGTCCTGCGCCGCTGGTCCTCAAGGCGCTCGTGAACGTATAGCTGCGCCCGGTTCAGCTGAAGCGGAACGATGTTCCCGCTCTTGGTCTTGATCTTCAAGCATACCCCGGCGTACCGCGCGAAGTCGTCGCGCAGTTCCTGTAGAAACTTCAGCTGTTCGAGTTCGTTCATGTCACTGCTGCGGGTTGTTCGCGCCGTGCAGAATGCTGGCGACCCAGTTGAAGATGCTGGCCGGGTGCCACGCCATCGCGTTGCCTCCGCCGGGGTGAACAACCTGACCGCCGCGAACGTTGTCGCCTTCGGTCGACTGGCCGGTGACTGTCTGCTGCGGCCGATGCTCTTGGCGGTGCCGCTCCCAGTCCACTGCGGCCTGAGCGCTGGGGAACCCGGCTGCGCGGGCCTGTCGTTCTTGAGCGGCTGTCCAACCGGCGTGTTCTGCGTCGCTCATCGCGCCCATGCCCGAATCGTACCCGCTGATTGGCGCGGGCTGCGGGGCTGCTAGTCCAGGGTCGCTCATCTGCCCCATGCCACGCTGATGGTAGGCTGCCTGCTCCTGACTCGGCGCGCGGCCGAACGCCTGAGCCATGTTGCCCATCATGTTGTTGTGATCGAGCATATTACCGCCGACTTTGCTTGCCAGCGCGGCGACCGGGTTTAGCATCTGCAAAAGGCCCATCGTAAGTCTCCTAGTTTATTTCTTCGGGCCGCAGCCCCGTGGCGTCTTCAATCTGCACTTGCTCGCGCGCCGCTTCCAGCGTTTCCATGCCGATGGCGAACGCGGCCTGACCGACGGAAAGTTCTTCCTTGCTGGCCAGCTTGGCGAGGAGCGTCTCCAGTGGGAGGGCCGCGCTGCTCTCCGCGCTCTCTTTGGGAATTAGGCGCGCCCACACGCGGTAGAACTCGGTAGGGTTCTCGCGCCCCCACACTACTAGCGCGGGTACGCCGCCCATAAGGTCGAACGCCATCGCGAGATTGTCGCGGGCTGCTGCTGTCACCTTCGGAGATTGGCTGCCTCCCTTGCGGCCATCGGTTACTGAGCGGGACTCCATGCGGGAACGCTCAGCTTCAACGAGGGCTTGGAAGTCGCTCTGTCCCTCGGCAGCCTTGCTGGCCATTTCAAGAGTCTTCGTTTCGCGGTGCGTGGCGCGCCGTTTAGCTAGGCGAGCCTCGTGGGCTTCGCGCTCTGCCTTTGTCTTGAAAGTTTTCCGGGGTCTCGCCATCTTCGCTCGCCTATTCAATGGAGAATTTCATTCTTCGAATATTTGCCGACTGTCAATCGGAGATTTCTTCGCTGGCTCCGATGCTGGGGTATCATCAAGGCCGCACCCGCCCGCGTTCAACCGTCCCCCGGCACCCAACCGCGTCGTCCCGTCGCCGACGTCGCCCCGTCGTGGTTAAGGGAGAGGGTTAACGAAGACACGGAGTCTGTTAACCATCTGCATTAACCGAGTCGCGTCGCCACTCCGTAACAATGTCGTTAACCACAGTCAGCATCGCAGCATCGCAGTCGTTAACCAGACTCAGTAACTCAATGTCTTAGCCGCTTCGCCGCTTCGGGCTCGGCTGGCGCAGGGTTTACCTTACTTGGTAACGGGATGGCAAGCATGTTGATTAACTACAGATCGCAGCCGCGTAGACCGCTGTAATTGGGGGATATTTACAGCAGCCGCGTAGAAGCGAAGCCATCTGTAAAGCCTCGTTAACCACGCAAGCCCTTGTAAAGACACGCAAAATGAGTCCTTAAAATACAGATAACACTTCTTTTACTTAACTTAAAGGGTAAACAGTGGTAACTATATTAGTTAAGGGGATTAACTTAAACCCCTTGTTAACGATAGTTGCTAAGGTTAGCCCTAACTGGGTTGGCAAATACCTGCCATCTGTAAACGGCGCAAAACCGCCATTGTTCCTTAAGGAGTGAGTAACCATGAGCCTTAACGCTTTAGAAATGGACGTAGTTCTGCGCGCCGCAACCGCGCTGCGCAGCCACGGAGAAACTGAGTTAGCAGACGAACTTAACGCAATCTTACTTAGCGCCAGCCACGCCAAGGCAGCAGTCGCCCAGCATCGCGCAACCGGCAAAGCCGGGCGACCAAAGGCCAGCTATTCCATTGAACTTGAACCGGGCTGGCAAGTGGCCGCGCAGGGCATGGCCGCTGCGACCGCTACAGTTAAGGAGACGTTAACTCTGCACGGGGTACGCGGCGCGCCCAGCCAAGGCAGCCTAGCGGTGAGCCTTAGCCGCAACGGGCTTTGGCAGCGCACCTTTGAAACGGACAACGGCATGGCGACGCTAACTGTGCGCCCAGCAGCCAAATCGCCCGCAGCGTCCGTTTAAGCGAGTTCTAGCGCGATTGTCATGGGCTGTGCGGCTACCCTAGCCGGACTCCCCACTTTACAGATCCCTTGGCGATTTGGGGTTTGGCGCAATCCGCAACCCCGCAGAAAACCGCCATTCGTACCCGAGCGGTTAGAAACGGGGTGACGGTATTCTTTACAGCCGCAGTGGCAGAAAACCGCCATTGTGTCGACTACAGCTGTAAATCTTGTAAGAATTCTTTACAGTACGCGTCTACGCAAGGATCGTGCCAACCGCAGATTTCCGCCACTTTGCGGACGGGGGCGAGTTTGGCACGGTCCTTGCTATTACGTAGGCGGGCTGGGCCATGGTGGCTAGGCCAGTGACGGAGTTGGATTCAGGCACCCGGAACGCCGACTGTAGGCAGGGGTGGTAGGCAAGTGGCACTGGGCGCTGGACCCCTGTAGTGCGCGACTTGTAATGGCCGGGACCTTGAGCATCCCCGGCAAGGCCAAGCGATAGTTTGGCGCGGTGCGCAACGGCGCGCGGTCAGCCTTAGGGCAGGGGCCGTGGCAGCGGGGCGCACTTGGTTATCAACTCCTTAAAGCACTGCGCGCCTTGGCCTAGCCGGGGCGCGCCGTTGCTGTGGCCCCTGCCCTACAGTGTGCTGCGCAACCCGCGCGGCACAGCACTAGGGCAGGAGTTAAACTCATGGTTACTAATCTATTAAACGAACTGGTTTGCGCAGCAAGTGGCGCGGACTGCGATGCTTTGCTGGCATGGTACAAGCTGGACGCAGCGACCGACATGGCCACGCTGCGCGCATGCGCCCACTGGGCAGCTTGCACCGACGAGCAGCAAAACGAAATCGCCGGGGCGCTGGGCATTAGCCAAGCGGTTGCCGACGATGCGCTGTGGCCCACCTATGCCGCGCCTAACGCGGTTCGGGCCGACTATAAAGCAGCACTGGACCGGGCCTATACCCGACTCGCCTAACTGCATGGCAGGGGCCACAGCAGCGTTTTGCTGCGGCATAGGAGTATGAAACATGACCAAGACCAACAAAGCGACCAAGACCGCCAGCGCCAACGCCAAGGCAGCAGCCAAGGCACAGCCGGTCACCGCTGCCGAAGCAAAGGCAATATTCCCCGGCAAAACTACGCGCCGCGATATTGATGCAGCTACGGCGGCGGACCTTCGCAAGATCGCCGCCGAAACTGGCGCGCCCCGTGCCATGGCATCGGAAGCGCAACTGGCTCGCGGCATCAGGGGTGGCCAAGCCCCGCACAGTGCCAAGGCGCTGAGCGATGCAGCTGCCAAGCGCAACACTGCCAAGACCGCCAACAAGGCGGACGCGGTTGTGGCCAAGGGCAAGGCCAAGGCGGACGCAAAGGCTGACAAGCCCGCGCGCCAGTCGTGGACCGAGAACCGCAAGTACAAGGCCACGTTCAAGGCCAGCGAGATCGTTGCGCGCGAAGGTACGTGGCGGCGCGCGATGCTCGAATGCGTGGTGGCCAATACCACGACCGATGCGGCGAACGCTTGCTGCGCCAAGAACCGCGAATACGGCCAGTCGCACAAGATCGATTGGCGCTGGCTCGCAAAGGAAGGCTACATCAGCATCTAATGCCCCCACTGCCCCGGTTAAGTCGCCGGGGCAGCATTGGCACTAGAGCCTAACAGGAGATGACCATGATTGACCTAACCAAACGCCCGACTGTGCGCGTTGTTACCGAAGTCGAATTTGTGCCTCTGGGCTGCGTAGTGGCGATCTGCCATGCGCTGGACATGGCGCGCAATGCGGACGGGACCACGCTGTCGCACAAACAGATGCAGAACGCTGCGCGCGCTGCACTGGTGATGCAGGGTATTACCGATTGATATGCCCCCACTGCTCCGGCTTATACGCCGGGGCAGCATTGGCAAATCACTGCCTTATACGGAGATGACCATGATTATACTGTCAACCGACGCATGCTGCTCCAGCTGCGGAACAGAAGCCCCGGCTGGCTGCGCGCACCTTGGCCGCAAGGGCTGGACGTGCGCAGTCTGCGGAGAACCGGCAACCAATAGGCTGTCAGTGCTGGGCATTGTCGTCGCAAGCGTCAGACATTGCCTCGGAATGCTCGCGTGGGAGCATCGCATCGGCAGCATGTCCCGTTATCCATGGGTCCGCCTTTGGGCGCGGCTGCGCGGCTAGAGAACCGACGCTTGTGCGTCACCCCTTAACAGGGTAAAACCGCTCATCAACCGAGGAGGGTTAAGTGAATATTAAGACTCCCAAAGACTGGGACAGCCAAGTGGCAGAGCGGGCGAACACTATGCCCCGCGAAGCGCTGGCGAACGTCCTCATGGCCCTTATGCCGCGCGTAGCGGTACAGACCCGCGCCCCCGTGCGCGTGGACACAAGTGGCCGCATGCTGCCGAACGACACTGGGCCGGTCGGGCAATTAAAGAAACTTATACGCGGCCCTCGGACTCGCAGCGCCAAGGGCCAGACCTACAAGGTACTGGACGACCTAGCGCACTGGAATCACAGGGACGGGACATGGCGCTATGCCATGGTGAAGCATGCGATCTCGTACAAGAACGACGACGGCAGCCCACCAACAACCTTGCAAGCGCTCAAGGCGTGGCAAGAGGACCATCCTGTCGGGACCAAGTATCACGAGCAGGGCATTGACTTCAACTGGCTGGCGAAAGTCGGCTATATCACTTTCATCTAGGAGTAAGACTATGGCTAAGGCGAATATAAAGGCGAATTCATACGTAGGCAAGTGCGCCCATTGCGGCGAGACGGTGGCACCCTACGCCGGGGTGATCACTCATGACATGGAGCGGAACAAGTGGTTCACGTGGCATAGACACTGTCCCCAGACTCACAAGAGCATAGCGCCAGCGACCAAGACCGCAGCCGACAGCGCGAGCATGGACACGGCGGTCGACAAGGTTATCGGCCTTATGATTGCCCGGTTCACCGAGTTGGTCCCGCAACTGGTTAGCGATAACTTGGCCCTGCTCAGCCGGGTCGAGGAGATCAAGATCAACAAGCTGCCGCCTGTCAAGATCGACACGGCGCACAAGCTGCTCCCCACTATCGTCCGCGCCGTAGCGGCTGGCACGACCCCTTATCTGGTCGGACCGGCTGGCAGCGGCAAGACCACGCTGGCGCAGCAAGTCTGCAAAGTGATGAAGCGCAGATTCTACATGGAGGCGCGCGTAACCAGCGATTTCAAGCTGATCGGCTTTACCGACGCGGCTGGCCACGTTGTACGGACGCAGTTCCGCGAGGCGTACGAGCATGGCGGAGGCTTCCTGTTCGACGAGGTGGACGCCAGCGACCCGGACGCGATGACTGCCTTTAACGCAGCCCTTGCCAACGGAGTCTGCGCGTTCCCGGACGGGCTGGTCGCCGCGCACAAGGACTTCTTCGCTATCGCCGCTGGCAATACCTTCGGACGGGGCGCGGATAGGCAGTACGTCGGGCGCAACCAGCTGGACGCCGCTACGTTGGACCGGTTCCAGACCTACGAGGTGGACTACGACGAACAGCTGGAACTCACGCTCGCCGGCAATGCCGACTGGACCCGCTACGTCCAGAAGGTGCGCGCCGCTGTAGAGGCCGAGAAGGTGCGCCACGTTGTAAGCCCGCGCGCCAGCATCGCCGGGGCCAAGCTGCTCGCTGCTGGCGAGGAGCGCAGCATAGTCGAGGAGTGCTGCGTTTGGAAAGGCCTTGATGCTGCCACCCGGCAGCGCGTGACCGCTCGTATGGGGAGCCTGTGACATGCTGAAGCACGACGATGGCAGTCAGTGGACTGTGCAGTTCGATCACTTGCCGGAAATGGTCCGGTTCTTGCGCGACGAGCGCCAAGAGTGGAGCCTGACCGTAAGCCGCGAGCCCGGTTCGGGCTGGTCATGGGACTTGGGCGCGAACTATCCCAAGGCGCTGGAACTGGCCGACACTGGCTGGGAAGAGGGAGTGCGCAACCTGAGCGCCTTGGTCGCGACCGTGCCGAACAACACAATCGTGACGCGGACCTATGGCGTAGCCGGTGAATTACCGGACGTGCCGCGCTATCTGGCTGGCGACCCGTTCAACATGATCCACCGGGGCCGGAACAAGGTGCCGAAGCCGACCATGACTATCGCCCTGAACGTTCGGGCAAGCAGCGCGGTCGGCGCGCAAGAGATCGCCAACTACGGCGCGGCAATCTGCGCACTGGTCGACCGGCTTGAGTCGCGCCGCGTCCGCGTGGAACTGCTCGGCCTTATGGGGACCGACCTTGGTGGCTGCGGCCCTAAGCGTGGCCGCTGGGCCATAAGCTGGGGAATTAAGCGAGCACAGGACGTTCTCGATCTGTCCGCCGTGGCCTTCAGCTACGCGCACCCCGCCATGTTCCGCCGCTTGTGCTTTGCGGTTATGGAGCGCTCTCCCAAGCGCATGGAGGACAGGGGCTACGGGATTGACGGCGGCATAAGCCCGAAGGACTTCATCGACTTGCCCGAAGGCTCGTTGCTGATCAAAGGCGTGAACCACAATCCCGGCGCATGTCGGACCATGCCGGGGGCGCTGGCCATGGCCAAGGCGCAGATCAACGAGGCGTACCGCGCGCTCGGCCACGATGACGACCTAGCAGAACTGGAGGATGCAGCGTGACAGGGTCCAGTCCACACAGAAAGGTCAAGGCCAAGGTCGTCCGCAAGCCGGACGGCTGGCAGCCTGTGATATACATAGGCGAGGTCAAGTTCTATATGCTGCCTTGCCCCACTAAGTCCGAAGCCAGACGGGTCGCCCGCACCCGCGCCAGCTTTCTCAACCAAGCCGGGCCAATCTAGGAGTAGATGAAATGAACAGCACTATGTTTGACTTCCAAAAGCCCGACCACGCTGGGCGCAGGGCAGCGTTGGCCGCATTGATCGCCGACATGCCGGGACCTATCCGTCCCCCGGCTGCCGACGCCTCCATACTGGAGGACCTGATCCTGAACATGCTGGACAGCGTGGTCCAGCATACGATGGACCATATCGAGCGGGCCACCCCCATCTTCGTCGACCGCGATAAGTCGGTTATGGCGATGGCCGGTCTGGGCTTCTATCTGTTGGAGGGGCAGTTCAAGTACATGTTCCAGAACCTAACCAAAGCCGACAAGGCGTCGTCGATCGACGCGGCTGTGGCCGAGATAGAGAAGCTGATGCTGGCCTGCGGCGTTAGCCAAGCCGAGATCGACGAAATGCGGCGCGAGGCTGACGAAGAAGCCGACCGCATGCTGCGCGAGATGAAGCACTGACTACTTGGCCCGCATAGGAGCGACACGATGACTAAGGACGAAGAAGCCGCGCTGACTATGCGGGCCGAGACAGCCGAGATGCTGCTCGAGGCCGAGCGGGAGGAGGTCGAGAGGCTGCGCGCCGAACTGGCGCAAGCGCAAGCACAGCTGGAAGGGAAGGAGCCGCCTAAGAAAGAGATTAAGCCTAGCGAGATGACTAAGTGGGAAGTCCACTACGGAGACACGATGGTCATGGCAATGGACCTGCTCCGCGATACCATGCCCTCGCCCAAGGAGTTTATGGGCGAGGAGTTTATGGTCGAGAAAGTCAGTGACTTTTCGCCGGAGCAACTCGACGCGATGATGTCCACATTGCGGGATATGTACCCGCTGCGTTATCCGCAGCGCACCCCGCAAGGCCAAGGCAAGCTGTTCGCCAAGGTGAACAAGAACCCTTACAAGGACAGTATCGAAGTCGTGCTGTCCCTAGATATACCGGGCGCGCCGCGCAATCACTGCGCGTTTTCGCTGCCGCGCTATCGAGCGTATACGCATCCCGAAGACGTTAAGTGGATGGTGATAGAAGCGCTCGGCAATATGCCGGAGATAAGGCTGGCCTCAATACCGGAGAGCGACATTAACGATGCAGTCAAGTACATAGCCAGAATAGCCAGAGAACTTGGAAGGATATAATACTATGGCCGAATACGACAAGTACGACAAGGACATTCTTGAGACGACCGTGGCCGCTGGCATCCCCGGCGCGCTGTTCGGTGCTATTGCCGACGTCATCAAGGAAGCCTACCCGCTCAGCCCGCGCAAGGCGCAGCTGACAGCGATCAAGGTGCTGGAGCAGATGACCGCCTTCTACGAGCGGGTTGCAGCCGGGGAGGCCGAGTAGGTGGCCCTGATGTTCCTAATCGGCTTCGCGGCTGTAGCCGTGGCCGTCAACCAGATGGAGAAGTCTCTATGACTTGCAATCACAAACACGTACTTGAGGGAGCGCACGGGCGCTACTGCAAGGCATGCGGCGCGCTGGTCGATACTGAAGTGGGCCGGGGCGACCAATACTTCGCCGCGCTCGCCGACAGCCGAACGCTTGGCTGGCACGAGGCTGGCAAGTCCAAGCCGCCGACTGGCGAGGCGTTCTACGCGCATATGCCAAGCGTGGCCAGCCCGGACGGCAGTATGGTCATCCGGTTCCCGGCTGGCGCGCCACTGCCGCCCCACGCTACGCACTGGCATTCAGACAGTCTGGGGCTGCCCGCTGCCGCCCCTGTTGCGCGCCCCGGCGCGTAGTGCTAGGCTGTACGCCAGTCAATACACAGTAACGAGCCGCCAAGCGCCAAAAGCGC